TTCTGCAAGGCTTTTGCCATTGACTGCTCGTCCATAGGTTTAAACCCTTGGTTTCTAACAGCGTCCATAACCGCAGTTGTATACTCCATAGCTAATGACGTTGCCGCCATACCTGCTCTTGCACCATAACTAAAACCTGCCAATGCTCCTGCCCCTGTAGTTACTACACCACCCGGGCCTGTAACTAAACCTGTTGCTCCAACACCTGCACCTATTGCTGTACCTGTTGCCGCTCCTACGGAGAAAAGTTTCCATCCGTATGGAAGCATCATGGTGAAAGAGTTCGTAGCTAAACTTGCCATTAATTCAAGTGGGTCATTTTTAAAAGCGTTCCAAGCTTCCTGAAACCCTCTAGATTGATGCCATCTGTACTCAGCACGACCCTGTAGTCCTGTCTCACCCTTTTTTTAAGTATTCAACTATTAGTCTAGCTGAATCTTTAACCTCACCACCGTCCTCAAGGTTTCTTATTCCAAGAGCGTTCTCTATAATTATATTACCAATGTGACCTGTTGCAAAGCCTTTCTCATATGCGTTTTTTACAGAAGCATAGTTAGAAACAAAGTCATCTCTAATCGCTTTATCTAACTTAGAATCAAACCAAGTTTCAGAATTATTATATTTATTTACTGCTAACTCTGCATATCTCTCTACCTCAGTTACCTGAGTCATTAGCTCGTCATATATTTCTATTTGCTGTTGGCTTTGAGGTACAAAGTCGACTAACTCATCGGCACTTACGCCAAGGTTTCTTATAGAAGCATCGTTAAGAATAGAAGCCGCTTCCTTTGCTGCCTTATATTGAGTGGCTGCTTCTTGTGATATCTTACTAACTTTTTTTTGTATGTAAACATCAAAGTCTTCTTGTAACTCCTGAAGGTCAGTATCCTGAACAAAGTCTCTTAGGTTGTTGGCCTCGGCTGTTAACTCTTGCTTTATCTCATTTGCATCTGACCTTTTAACACCATTCACGTAGAAGTGTTCGAAAGTATCTTTCTCTTCTTGGTTTAGATATTTTTGTTTATACGGAGATTCTGATAAGAAAAACAACTCATTCCTAACTTCCTGAAGCCTGTCATATGCTTTTTTATATGAGTCATAGTCTTGGCCTTCCTTTCTAAAGAAATTGTATCTCTCAGCGTCTAATGTGTCAACCTCTTTCCAAGAGCCCTCAGCAAATTCTTGAGCATCCTCTTCGTTTTCAAAAGTTATAACCTCACCTCTTTTTTTAGCTTCATTAAAAGCGTCCATACCTGACTTCTCTTCCCACCAATATTCAGAACTACCATAATCAGTAGTCCCATCATTGTCACGAGGGAATAGTGTAGGGTATACAACAAACTTTCCATCTACCTCACCTGATGCTAATAATACGGTTGACTCTGTTCCGTCTTTATTTATACGTGCATTTGTACGCATACTCTGAACCTTTATTGCACGATTCATTTCAGTCATCTCTGTGTCGGCTATTGCCTCTTCAGGTGTCTTTACGTTGTTACTAAGAAATAATTTTAATTTTTCAGCTTCTGATTCGTCAGAGAAAAAAGTGTCAAGGTCAACCTCTAATGGCTCTTCATTATATGGAGAGTATACCATCATAGCGTCACCTAATCCTGACTTTGTAAATATAAAACCATACTTCGCATACAAACTAGTGAAGTAAGGAATGGCATCATCCTCGTCTTGGTTTATAGCGTTAGCATTTGTTTGCTCCAAGGCTAACTTAAACTCTTCGTTATTAACAAATACATTACTGCTCTCTACAGTCTGACGATATTCCTCTTGTTCTTTTTGTTTCTGCTCTTCTTGTTTTCTTAAATCAAGCTCAGCTTGGTTATCAATAGTATCTTGAGCAACTTCCTCTCTTGTACTAATACCTCTCTTAACTTTTTCACTATCTATTTTAGCAACCTCTCTATCTACAACTCTCAGATTACCACTAGCAAGAGCTCTGTAGTCAGGGCGGTAAGGCTCAGGTTCTATCTCAATGTTAGTATCTGATTGCCCCAATCCACCATCTTCCGATGCTGAAGCCAAAGTAGTATCGTTTGGGTTTTTTTTTTCAATAACCTCTTCTACTACAGGAGATGCGTACATACCTTTAAACTCCTCAAATGTTTTATCGAAAAGACCATCTCTAGTTACGACATCAAAAACTTTTGTCTGATATTCTTCGTCCTGAAATTGAACCTGAAACTCTTCAAAAGATTTGTTATAATATCCATCTCTAGTTATAACGTCAAATAGTTTTTTAATTTTATCCATTGTATTTCTTGATTATTCTTCTTCAGGGTTTAATTCGAGTGTTGGTTCTGTTATACTTCTTCGATTTTCGTCCGCTAGGTCAAATATATCTTCTCGTGATTGAGTTCTTTTAGACATTGCTACAATTCGCTCAAACAATAATTCAGCTCCTTTTGCATCGAGTTTTGCCAAGTCAACAGTCTCCACAATCTGATTTTTCTCATCTAGTATTTCACCATTGGTATTCATGCTATAGTTCAATAAGCCCGGCTGTTGCCTTATCATCTCGTTAATATTCGAACTTCTTTTACCTTCTTCTAAAAATTTAACAGGAGTGTATCCATTGTTCTTATTCCATTCTTGTCTCATTCTGACGTAAGCCTGATTAATACTCTCTACTTCGATAACAGGTTGTATATTATCCGCTATAGTTGAACCTGCATCAGTACCATCTCCCAAGTTAAGTTCTTTTAAAACATCATCGTAATTAGAAATTTGTTCCGATGCCCCTAAAAACCTGTTTCCATGTGATTTAAGGAATTCAGCTTGAGTCATTTCACTCATATTTTCAATTACATAACGAGGTGTTTCATCGTTATAATTAATTATAATTCCGTCAGCAGTACGTGTTATATTTTCTATATTCGTACCCGGCCTTGATGATAATACGTTTATTGCCGTATTTAACTGTTCCTTATTACCGTTCCAAATATAGTTTATATTTGTTAATGCATCAACCTGACTAGCAAATTTATCTTCCTCATTTTTTTTGATTCTTTCTGAAGCCGTGTTATCTTTCCAATCGTTTACAGAAGCCACCTCTTTAGTTATGTTTGTTTTATTCCTAATGTCATTACGCATATAAGCCTTTACAGCCTCCTCCTGTTTTTCTGAAAAATCAAAAACATATTTCTCTCCCTGTCTTTCTACATATATTATATTTGAGTCAGTATCTTCACCTTCATCTTTACCTTTAAGAGGTCGCTTACCAAAACTAAATGTATAGTTCTTTCCATTGTCAGCCACAACAACATTCTCTGTGAGTATAGATGAGATATTATATTGGTCACCAAACACACCATTTATAGCAGCATTTTCTGCTTGAAGATAATAATTAATTGAGTCTCTATCATTCTCGCTAATACCTAAATCTTTAGCAGTTTTAGAATCTAGCTCTTTAGTGAATGGGTTTAAAGACTTAATAAGCATTCCTGCCTTTTCTCGTGTGCCTACTATCTTTTCTATTTGCGTCCAAGCCCCTGTCTCAGCAACAAACTTACTTGTCACAGCACCCACATCAAGCTCATCATACTCACCAAGTATCTGCCCCTGCAACGAGCTTATAGCTACAAACTGATTAGGGTCTTGGGTTAGTTCTCTTACGCCATTACCGTTATCTCTCATCATAGCCACAGTAACCTTTCCTGTCTCAGGATTAATAGCTAACTGACTGTTATTAAAGTTCGCATAACCCTCTGCGTTCTCCATTAAGAACGACTCAAATTGCTGTGATGATTTTTTTATATCCTGTGACTTCATACGCTCCATCTTGTTTGCGTATACCTCTTGGTAGTGTTCCATTAATGAGAACGCTTGGTCTGTTCCGTCAACTAGGTTCTGACGCATTATAGTGTAATCGTTTGGATTAAGCATACCGTTTTTTAGCAAGGTATCCTGCATCAACAATTGTTTCTGAGCTTGTTCGCCAAACTTTAATCCCCACTCTCTTATAGAGGTGCTCTCGCCTTGTGGCTGATTGTTTAGTTGTTCTTGATATTTACGAGTCGCCTCATCAATAGCTGCTTTTTTTTCATTTCTAAAATCCACCTCATCGCTAATAACTTTTGTTAAGTTACTTGCCGCTTCTGTCCAATTTACCTGTACCTGTGGGTCACGGGGTTTGTATTTATAGTAACTCATAGTCTTAGTTAAAAGGGTTCATATAATCTATTGCTTGACCTGCTCTTGTCTTTATTCCTAATGCTTCTCTAAAATCTCTTGCCCATCTACCGTCTTGCTTTGACATAAACGTATTAAAAGTTTGTGTATCAGGGTTTTTTAATATTTCAGTAATATCTACACCGTCATACATATTGGTTTCGGGAGTAAAATTAGCGGTTGGTTCTGTATACAAAACTTCAGCAACAGGAGCAACATAACCTGCCTCATTTTTAACACCTATACCTTCAATTCCTGCAGTTTTAACATCGCCTTTATTAAATCCTACTTGTTCTTTGTTATCTATACCTTTTAGATTTGCTAATTTTTTATTTACTTCATCTCTTCCACCACCCTGTCTATTAATTATTCCTGCCTGTCTTGCTCCTCCACTTTTAGCGTACAACGGAGCTGCTGCTCCTATTGCTCCTACTGTGTTTACAGCACCTTGTATCCCTTGGTTTGTCATCATAGCAGCCTTGTCTGCTGATGCCGCTGCTGCATCTTGAGCACCTGCAACCTCACCTAAGTCTAACTGAACACCTATATCTCTAAGCCTTGAATCCTCTTCAGCCTGTGCCGCCTCAAGGTCGAAAAGTCTATCGCTCTGTGCGTCACGAACCTGACCCTGTGCCTCGTTCTGTGCAGCTAAAAGCCTACCTGCTGTAGCAGCTCCACCTCTTTCGCTTTCAATACCTGCCTCAAGGGCCTGTGCTCCGGCTGATAATAAAGCCTCACGCTGTCTTTCAAACGGTTCTTTGTTAATAGCTAAGACATCCATATAATTGGTTTCTAGCTTCTTACGAGCAGCTGACATTTTATTTTTTACTTCTTGTTCTGCATCCTGTTGTGCTTTTTTTGCTTTGCTTGCTGCACTAAAAGACATTGCCATTCCTGCTCCTGCTGAAGCTATCGCTACTGATGCTGCTATTACTGAACTTGCTACTGCTGCCATAATTATTGTATTTGTTTATTTCTGTTTATTATATACTCAGGAAGCTCTCTAAAATTTTCTGTATACAACTCCTCCTCAGCCTCTTCAACTGTTTCTGCGTCTGTTCTATATACACACGCCCACACACAGTCCTCGTGCATATAAGCTATTCTCTGTGTGCCCATTTCAGTCTGTAAAACCATTGGTGCTTTTATTCTTTTAACCTCTGCCTTGTCTGTAATTATAGACATCTCGCCACTCATAAAAAATGATGGATGGTTTGTCTTGTGTATGAAACTTATAACGACCATACCCTTTGGCATAAATATTTCTCTTGTGTATACACCATCTTTTATGTGATGCTTTAGAGGCATAGCCTCATCCATCTCAGTAGTATGATGCTCTAGTGCTCCCGGAATTTCTTGTATTTGTTTTCTAAAATTAGCAATTCTTTCCCACAACATCCCTGTATGTGAGGTTACATCTTCAAGTATTTTTATTCCTTGGTCTTCTTCTACCATATAGCAAAGGTACAAATTTTAAGGATAACTTTTCATTAGTTCACTCTCGACTGCAAATAAATTTATTTTTTCTGTTGAGGTGTTTACAATATCAAAAACACAGTAGTGACCTAAGACTCCGTGAGACTCTGCAATTGAATTTTTTATGTAGAAAAAGAAAACCTCTTGTTCTGTTATAGGAATAGCACCTGTTATTGTTGCGTCTATCTTAATTTGATTAAGACCTGTACGTAAATTTATATTTATCTCCTCTATCTGTCCCGCAAGAAGTGGTGTGTTATTAAGACCGTTTAAGTAGTATATCATATCACCAATAGACATCATTGTATCTAGCTGTATGTCTAAAGAAAAATTAATAATATCAGCAGTAATTATACTTAAGCTACTTCCTATACCATTTAGAGAACGTAACGAATACTCGCTAGTCTGTGCAGGAACAGTACCTGAGTTTCTTACAAAGGCATAGAATGATGCCTCCTTTTCGTCAAACCAACCTGCCTCAATAAATCCTGAGTCCTGTATATCAGTTTGCAATGTAACACCCCAAGCTGAATCTCCCTCTATGTTAATGGTTTTAAACAGTTTGTTTTCAAGAGGACTCTCATTAAATACAGACTGTACCGTGCTTGTATATTGAACTCCGTAAAAATTATTACGTACCTCGTTGGTATTATGACGGTAAAGATTACCCCCTTTAAACGTATAGAAGTAATTATTCATACCAATCATCCAATCAGGAAAGTAAGAATAAAACGAAGGCCAACCTTTAGCTCCTTCGTCATAAGTCAATGTGTTGTTTGTGTTTGTTGGTAAAGACATATTTTTATTTTTTTATGATGGACAAGATGGACATACTTCTTCGTTAAGTAAAACACAATTAACCTGTCGTCTAACAGTAACACCATCAGAGTAATAACCATCTGACTCGCATATAGTTAAATCCGCATCAGCATATACTGCTGTTGAGTTTGATAGTGTTGTTCCGTCTAAATAATATATTGCCATAGTTTATTTTATTTTAAAATTCACAATTTCCGTCAACAGATAGGTTATTGCTACCGGGGTCTACTGAACCTACTAGGGCACAGAATGTGTCTGCATCATATCCACCTGCACCGCCTATACCTTCAGTCCTAAAGACTCCATAACAATCTGTATAAGAGTACTGCTGTGCTGAACTTGCGTATGTAGACACAGTATATTGTAAGCAATTAACAGTAGAATCAAAGTTACAATTTGAAACATCTCCACAGGTTTGGGTTTCATTAGAGTATAAAGTTGCGTCTGCAGTAACACCAAAGTTAATAATACGGCCACAGTAAACAAATGTTCCTGCACCTGCTCCTACTCCTTGAACGTACTGAACAACTGAGTTAATTCCTATTCCGTTTTGGTATGTATCTTCAACAGTAAATTGTGCTCCTGACTCACAGTCTTCAAGTAAAAATATAGAACTACTTGCAGGGCAATTACAACAAGCTGCCTGAGCAGTACCGCTGTCGTAACACAAATCTATTGGTGTAGCATCTCTATAGTCCCAAATAAGATATAAATACTGACCTGTATTTGGCATATTAAAACTAGCAGTATACGCAGTATTTCCTCCTGTAGGAATATTTATTGGTGTCGGTATTGTGCTTGATAAAAGTAATGACTGAATCTGCGTGGCTGTATTAGCGTATAATATATTAGTTCTTAGGTATCTAAAGTTGTCTGAATTAATATTAAAATCATACGTGTCAGTACTTTTCTTATCTGAAATTATTGTTATCGTGGCATTATTTGATGGTATAACACCACCCCCCTGAGGCCCTGTAATTGTTTCATACAAAGAAACTATAGGACTTGGCCCTGATAAAAAAGTAAGGCCCGATGAATGTAATGGAGACTGAAATGTTGAATCTGTCCATCGGTATTCGTTGTGTATTGTCTTACCTCCGTCAGCATCATTATTAATGCTTACCAAAACAATAGTAACAGTTTCTCCTACAGGACAGCCTACATTTAGGCTTACGTCTATATCATTTGTTGGTATTATACTAATTAAAACCTCGTCTACTAATACCTCATCTTTTGTAAATGTTAATACCCCACTTGTGCTAACACTACCTGTAGTAGTAACAACGCCATTATAAAGAGCTATAACCTCAAACGTTCCTGTCACAGGAAGCTCTACGCTGTAGTTAACATCAACCGTACCAACCAATTCTCCTACATTATAGCAGTACTGATACCCAACATCTTTAATTACAAACGACTCTGTGATACCACAGTTCTTGCATTCTTCAACTGTAGGTTTTTTAATTCTATTAGACGACAATACAAACTCGTTCATATATGGGTCAAACCCACCTAATTTCTGAGTTGTAAAAGTTTCATTAAACAGGTCTCTAAACCAAGTACGCATACCACTTGATGATATTACTTGAAGCTGCTCGTTCTGAGCACTTGAACCTTTTAAGTTTATAACAACACCTCTCTTGGCATCCGTAAAATATTTATCTGAACCCCACTCAGCAAAACTTTCAGCATTGTTTGATATTCCAAACTCCTCTATCCTTGCAATCTGAGTTCCTAAAACTTCAGGTACTGACGTTAAAGCATTTCCTCCTGCTGCGTCAGACAATAAATTCTTGCCTGCTAATACATAAGATATCTTATCCTCTTGTAGCGACAACACATCGGTCTCTCTTGCAAATAATTTTCTAATAGGGCCAAACGATGTCTCTAGTTTTTTAAAGTTTAAGAGTCCACCATTAAATTCATTTAGCTTGTTTATGTTTGACTCAGGGTTAAAAACTCCACTATAAGTAATATCAGAAAATCTTCTTTCCTCACCATATACTTTAGAGTCTGTTGTTGTAGCTCTGTTCCCTAAAACAAGTTCTTTGCCAACTACAGAGTCTTGAATCTTAAAACTTTCCGCACCATTACCAAACGCATAGCAATTAAAAAACTCTGTCTTAATAATAGCAGGTAAGTTTGTAGAAAATTTTTGGTTTTGAAAATTACCTTGGTGTTCACCCAATGCATTGATAGGATAAGACTCAGAAGACTCGTACCATAAATCAGGTGACGAATCTTGAGGGTCTGACTCAAAAATAATTGTACTGTCAGCAAGCGTTATAGATATCTCTACTTGTAAATTAGTTCGTCTCTTTGTTGATTTGTATCCTAAACTTCCATCAACTACTAAGACACTTCTACTACTCAAAGTCTGAAAATAACAATTAATTAAAGCATCCTTACACTCTATTGGAGTGCCGGGTATTGATATATATTCAAACTCAAAGTCGTTAGGTTCTTTATTTATTGCTTGTTGTCTTAAAGAATCTGAAATGTTATCACCATTAAACCAATTTTCAAAACTAGCGTAAGTATCATTTGAAGTAAAAGTAGCATCAACCTCCCAACTCCTTTTCTGAACTTGAGATAAACTTGATGAGTTACCAATCCTTAGATTATTAATTCTTATCCTTATCTTAGAACCTGAAGGTATGATTATCTCCTCATATGTTATAACTCCCGTATCACTAACAAGTTTTCTATCTACAGGGTATGTAACAGTAGGGCATTCTCCTGCTCCTGAATCTGATTTATCAGAGAATTCTCCGGGTGCTATTATTGAGCCTTCCTTTAATTCTGTAGAAAAATTATTTGCTTGAAGTTTCATATAAACACCTGCGGGGACAGATAATTCGTTACCCTCACTATCTTGTGGTTTGGGGTCTAAAAAATCTTGTGTCTGTGCTTTTTTTTCTAATACTGTAGTCCAAGTACAATTATTTCTAGCACCCTGTGTATCTGTTTTTACAATTAACTCATCTCCTAATTCTATTTTTGTTGAGTTCTGACCTTCAATCAAGAAATAATCCCCTCCCGAAATTGAGTCTCTAAAAAAGAAATTAGAGTAAATAACATTATAATCTTGTTTGTCAGGTTTAATAACAAACTTATAACGTGTTGCCCAATAAGGTGCTATCTGAGAAGTTGGGATATTTACTTGTATATTATTTTGAGTTACTGAGGCAGAGCAAGGTATTTGTACTGTGTTTTGTTCACTAACCAATGCAGTAGTCATACGGTTAAACTCATCCATATATACTATACCAATCTCATAACCCCTGTTACTATGTAAACTTTTTGGGTTTCCAACCTCTTGAAAAGAAACTAAAGATGTGTCTATCCCATAGTATTCGTAATATCTTTTAGTTATTGAATTTCCTGTGGGGTCGTCCACATATTCCATTGCAGGAATTTGAAAACTTAATACGTTAGAGCCTATTGCAGAAATAATTCTTATAGGTTCATCTGCTGAGTCAATACCACTTTTATACTTAAATGCAGAGCCACCTGAAACTGTTACTTCATTTGAAACTGAACAATTAAATAAATCTGTAAAGGTGCTTCCATTACAAGAATCAGGTACAAGCTCTATAGTAGATGCCTCACCTACTCTTTCTACAAAATCCGGGAAAATAGAAAGCTCATAAATATTATTAAAATCACTCGTTAGTGTATAACTAAACTCTATATCTGTAACCGCTAATGTATCAGTAGGGCTTGGAGAATCTCCACCCCAACTAGAATTAGAAAAACTTAGTGATATATTAATAACTGAACCTACTTTAAGTTCTATTCCTTCAAAATTTATTTGAAGTATAGAATTGTTAATACTTGTATTAGCTGAAAAATTATATACACCTGTACCTAAAGCATAAGGAAGTTCACTTCTACCAATATTTTTAGAATCAAGGGTTGTAACATACTCCAACTTAGTCGTGTTTCCATTTAAGTCTTTTAAATTATATCCCTCTAAATAGTTTCCGTACATAAGCCTGTTGCCCATAAGAGTCTGAGAGTCAGCTAATCTAGGTACATTATCAAAAAGCCTTAATATTTCTGAAGAGGGAAGTACTGTAAATATTTTGCTGTTATCAAAAATAAATTGTTCATCGGTATTGTCAGCTATTCCCTTATCTTTCTTATTTATTTTTTCTATAATTTTAATTACAGAAGAGTTCATATCCTTAAATAAAAGGTCAATAGATTTTACAAGTGGCCCTCCTGTATTATAAGTTACATTAACTGCGTTCCTAGTGTTCAACATACCTTGGTTTAATGCAGTTGCGGGTTCGTAATTAAATATCCCCGGTATAAATGAAGGTGCACTAAACTGAGATGTTGCAGAGTATTCCCCATCCTCATACCTATACCTATATGCAAAAGAAATAAACCTGTCATCTAAAAAGTTACTTGTAGTACTAGTTATAATAGGCTCAATAATAGGAGATGTTGTCGGAGGTTTTTTAATAACAAGCAATGACTCTAAAGAAAAAGTATCAACACCTGATTCAGGATTGGTATAATTTTTTGTTACATTTATTTGTTTTGGGTCTGTATAGTTGTCTGTAAAATATAATAATTCTTCTATTTTATTTACCCCTGTTATAAGATACTTTGGATTAAAATTTAAAGTTGTGTTACCATCTGATAATCCGCTATCTATAGAAATAATATGATATTGTGTACTGCTTGTTTTAGTATCATACGATACTATCAAGTCAATCTTATTTGTAGGAGAAGAAGGAAAATTACTGTCGTGAATAAACCAATACAAGGTCTCGTTAGCACCATCCTCATAAGCACCGATACATCTAGCTGATGAGCTTAAAGCATTTCCTTCAAAAGAAAGACTTGTCAATAGCTCGTTACCTTTGGTGTTTTCTATAACACCAATCTCTGAACTCTCAGTAGAACCCATACGAACATTCAACGCATCAACATATTGTCCGTTAGGAATAATTCGCTCATCTAGCGACTTGTTCATTATACCCTTAATAAAATTTCTAGATGTGTTTGCCATATTACTTAATCCACTTATCCTGACCTCTCAGGTTCATTAATAATCTTCCCGGATGTATATCACTAATTCTTATTTTTGCGTTCCTTAGAAGTGCTCCCTTGCGTTTTCTTGCTCTTGTTATGATATACTCCTGAACATTAAGTTTAGAGTTTAGTATTGAGAACTCAATAAATGCGTAAACATATTCCTCAAATAGCTTGTTGACATTAACCCTAGAATCATCACCACCTTCCATTCCATCTGAAACATACTCAAGGACAGCTATTTGATTAGCCATACTTGAACTAAAGTTTATTACACCTGCCGATTTATCAATAGTAAACGTTGGGTTTGCATTTGCAGTCTCTGTATTTAATCCAAACGCTGCTCCGATACCAAACTCAAAATACCAATTACCATCACAGTTGTATCCCGGAAGTCCATTGAACTGTCCATTGTTTTGGTCTAAGTATATACTTTGCCCCATACCTACAATTCTATCATAATCAAGATTAGAAAACTCAGGTCTTAGTATATTACCTTCTATGTCAAATAAAATCTTTCCTGTATTGTCTTGAAGATATGCAGCAGAAGACTGTGTTTGAATGTTTTGACTTAAAGGAAATAATATTCCGTTTCTATACTGAGATATTCTAACCCAATTAACATAATCCTGAGGAAGTACAAACCTAAGCTGACTGTCTACATTTAATTCTAATATTTTTATTTCTTTAAAAGCATCATAATTTAACTCTTGAATTGCACGTTTTGCGTGAAATAAAACTCTATATCTCTCTTCGTTATTAACAAGGTTATGATTCCCTGAGTACATCAACATAAAGTTATTTACTATATCGTATAAAGATACATACTGATATGAACCCCAATTATTATCTATTGGTGCTACTCCTTCATTTTCGTAATACTGATACTCTGATATATATGCCATTATGATTCTTCTTGATTATCTTGTTGTTCTTCTGATTGTCCAAACGTATATACATCTCCCTCTCTAATAGATATTCCTGCGTACTGAAGTATCTTTAAAACTAAATTAACCTCATCGTCTAATGGTATCTCAAAGTCCTGATAGTCAGCAGCTGATGCATTAAATGCCGGCTCACCATTCAGTAAGTCTATGTAAGTCCATTTTGGAGTTTTAGGATACCTTATGTACTGAGATTTTACTTGTCCAATTGCTTTTATTGTATCAGGATATACTGTTAGATTAATATCTTCTGTTGTATATGCGGGAAATGTTGCTGTTGGTGCAGTATACACAGAGTTAGAAAGCATAGTAATCTTACTGTGAGAAACCTGTTCAGCCTCCTCTAGTTTACTTGCTTTTTTAAAAATAGAATACTTTAACCCTATTGAGTCAAAAGTACCTGACACACCTGTCGTTGAAAGCGTTGTTGAGTTATCTATTGATGTAACCACAACATACTTAATACCATTGTTTTCTACTGCTACTATATCACCTACGTTTATGTCTACCGTAAAATTTGCTTGACTGTCAATTAATTTATTTGCACCACCGGAAGTTGCTGTTGTAGTTCCCTCATCTAAAAGACCTTGGTATACTAATACTTTATTTAATAAGTAGTAATCACTTCCTGTTGTAGTTGGGGAGGGTGCAAAGTATATGCTTTCAAAATTTTGTTCTAGTCCTTCTGTTACTGAAAACAAATCAATAACCTCCTCTATACTCTTTGTAATATCAGCATATCCATCCCCTGACTGACGAGCATTCTCTTTGTTTATTTGATAGTTGTACTCGTAAAAGTAATTCTCGAATATATCTAACTGAGCCTGTTTTGCAAACAAGTTGAAATCTGACGGAGATAAGTATCCGTAATTATTTTTATTTAACACAGACAGTACTGTGTTTCTTACTGCGTTTATCATCGTAAACTTTTTTACAAAGATAGGGAAAAAAAAAGAGGTCACATTTTGTGACCTCCTATTCTATCTTATAATGTTTATTACTAAGACTCTAAAATACTTTCAAGTAATTTTAATGAATCTAATCCTTCATCGCTTGATAAATAAGAAGCAACAATAAACTTTGCATCCTCTCCGTAAGGGACTACTAGCATTCTACTTTTATTACTTGAAGTATTGAACCATACCTCCTTTTGGTTTTTTCTAAAGGTAAGTAATTTCTTATCAAAAAATAAAGCAACATTTCCTTGTAGTTTCAGCATAGGGTCTCCAAGAATATTTAAAAACTCTTGTGGCTCTCTCTTTGCAAATATTAAAATATCACGCTTTAGTTCTGCTGTTGATACTTTAGATGAATCTTTTCCAAATAATACTCGGCTAACATTCTCTATCATTTCTACAGAAAGCTGTCTTGCCTCAATTAAAGCATCTACTTCTAAGTTTAAGATTTCAACAATCTCTGCTGCATCTTTTGCCTCATTTACTTCATTAAATTTTTTACCGTTTAACGGGTGATAGTGTAAAAACTCTTGTAATACCTGATTATTTTTTGGAACGTTTAAGAAACCATCTTCAAAAATAACAGGCTCTAGTATAGCATTTCCATCCTGCTCATCTTCAAATGGTGAGTTTTGATTACGTGCATACCTAAGAGCACGGTTTGTACCTGTTACATCATCAAAGTGTAATAATGGAAACCTTCTTGAGTTTCTAGTTGGCAGCATAAAAGAAAGAGGAGCTGCGTCTCTTGTTAGTTTGTAAGTCTTATCTACAAATTTTTTTGTACCTTTTTTCATTTGATATAATTTAAAGTTTATAATAAAAAGGATGGTGTCTTTAAGGACACCATCCTATATTTAATCTACTTAATCTTGAAAGATAAAGAAGTTATTTGCACCTAAAGTACATACTGCTCTCTCAGACAAGAAGTTTACCTCCATTGCATCAAGGTCAGAGTTCTGTGCTCCACCTGCTGAACCTGTAATCCAAGTCTTGTAACGTCTGTCTTCAGTTTCTGAAGCTCTGTAACGAACGTGTAAGAAAGGACGCTTTGCATTCTTTCCTAAGATTTGGTCATAAACAGAAGTAGAACCTGCAGGAACTAACATACCACTTACTTTACCTGAACCTGCTCCACTTGCAAGACCACCACGCATTGTTGGGTCATTCAAGTATTTCCAATCAGACTTGTAGAAATCGTAACCTCTACGGAATCCTGAGAATCCTAAGTTCAATGCCATTTCAGTATCATTGTCAAACAAACCGAAAGACGCTGAGTTAGAAGAACCACCTGCAACGTAACCGTTAAGTGTAGCTAACATATCATCAATATCAAAAGAGAAATCTCTGTCAACAAATAATACATTCTCTTCGATAGCACCCTGCTTGTCTAAACGACTAACGATGGTATCAAATTCTGCTAGTGTAGTTGGATTTCCTCCACCCCATACGTTACCTCTATTAGAGACTACGTGGAATATACCTTCTGAACCTTTGTTACCTACATCACCTGTAGCTGCAATTGCACCTGAACCTACTTCAGCAGGAACAGCTTCAATCATTGCAGTCTCTAAGTAATCATCAAAACGTAAACGAGTTTCGTGCTCAGACTTCAAATACCATAGGTATCCTGAAGCACCGTTCTCAGTTGTAACCTCAATCCATCCAATTTGAGCCATATCAGAACCTGATACAGAGTACTTATCTTTTATGATAATTGGAGAGTTTTCAAAGATTACGTCATCAGCCTCTAAAGAGCCTTGCATTCCGTTTGTTCCTTTCTTGAACTCTGAACCATAAATAAATACAGTACAAACCTCTGCTTGACCAAAAGCCTGTCCTCCTGCTTCATAATAAGCTATATCAAAAGTTGCTGCCGCTGTATTAACTGCAGTTACAATTGCTTTGTTAGAACCGCCACCTGCGTTTCCAATAACCATTACAGTCTGTCCAACACGTACCGCAATTTGCGATGCCTGTCCTGCTGCTTGGTTTGCCGGTACTAAAACGTCATTCACTCCAATAGTAGCTACATCATCTGCTGCTGCTCCTGTAGATAGACAGTTTACATACTTCGTGTGTAATCTTCCTTGTTCTGCCCATTTGATAAGGTCAGAGTTAGAAGGCATCTCAGCACCTACCATACGTAGGAAAGATGAGATTGTTCTGTTACCATAACGCTCAAATTCCTTTTCGTAAGTATCAGGAAGATACTGATTTAAGAAATCAAAGTTGGTAATATAATTTGTGGATAACGGTGTTTGCGATGCACTTGGCTGCAAATCGAATCCGGGCGTTGCATTTACTTGTCCTGCCATTTTTTCTAATTTTTAATATTAATTATTTTTCTTATTGCTCCTTATTTTCAAGCCACGTCCTGAGTCGGGATTGACGGCTCTAACTTGCGTTCCCCCTTGTGATGAAAATTCAGGTGTATTTCTTGCAGACATATTCACGTTCTTAGTCTGTTTCATTACATCATCCTTTCCTTCAGCCTTACCTTGCTCATAAAAGAACTTAGCAAACTTGTCAGGGTTCATTGCCACGGCTAATGACTTGTGGTATCCAACTGAATCCTTAAGCATACCATCCTCGTCTAAGTAATCCTTTACAAAGTCTTGAGGTGATTGATGCTTATTTAATAACTCACTTGTTTCCCCCGGCTTGAAATTAACTTTTTTGTCTCCATCAACAGTAAACTCAAAACCTTTGAACTCGCCTCCGAAAACTTCTGAAGTCTTTTGCTTATACCAATCGGCTTTACGCAATATTTCTTCGTCTTTAGTCTTAGCCTCACTAACATACTGCTTATACACCTCCAACTCTTCTTGTTCTTCCGAAGAAAAGGATAACCCACTTGACTCAAGGGATGTTCCATATTTTTCTTTTTCAGCTTCAAAATAATCTTTGGCCTTAGCAATAGTTTTCTTTTTTAAAAGTTTAACCTTTCTAATATCAGACTCTTCGTCAAGGTCTTCATCATAGAAGTAATCTTCCATCATTGAATCAATATCCTCTTCATCTAGCCCTTTCTCAGTAGCGGTTAAATACTCTCTTAATAATTTATCAGGGTCTTTTGCATCAAAGTCTTCGTTTAACTTAACAAAATCCTTTATACCTCTACCTGTTTCTTTTTTATATTTATAATAAGCGGCTACATCTTCAGGTAGTTCGCTATTTTCTTCTCGTGCTTGAGTTAGGTCATCAAGAGAATTAATCTCCTTGCCGTACCTGTTTCTCATAAAAGAAAGAACATCCTCTTCTTTTAACTCGTTCTTAAGAATTACACCACTTTTCTCATAATCTATAGTAGCTCCTTCTTCGGGATTATTAACAGCGACTGATTCAGCTCCTTCGAGTTTCTGTTCGTGCTTATCAAGCAACTCCCCTTCAACTTGTTGTACCGACTTCTCTTCAGCGTCAGAAACAATTTTTACATTTGTGTACTCCATATTTAATTTAATTTATAATTTACCTTGGATTGAATTCTGCTAAATCAAATCCATCTAAACTATCCTCGTTTGATTCAAAACTCATTGGAGGTAGGTTATTTTTTCTTTGATTTATCATTTCACTTTGCTCTGTATTTTGCTGACTAATCCTACTAGATTTAGCCTCTTCTCGTTTGTCTTCTCTAGCTGATATACTTTCCATTTCCATAGTTCTCAACTGCATATTTAAACTAAACTCCTTATCCATAAGAACGCCTTTTAATTCAGCCTCTTTTTGAAGTTTCATTATTTGACCTTGTATAAGACTTTCATTTATTTGCATTTTAGCTTGAGACTCCATTTGAATACCTTGGGCTTGAATTTGAGCTTGAGCCTGTTGCTGTTGCATTGCTTGTTGAGCCTGCATCGCCTGTTGCTCTGCAACCAATCTCTCCTCTCGCTCTTGCTTTGACTTCCTTTTAAGTTTTAATAATTGGTTTGCGGTCTTAATGTTTCTAAGCTCTCTTATGTCAATAGCATCTTCCAAATCTATTCCTCCCTTAGATAGAGCCATTTGAATATTTTGCTCTAACTGAGCTTTTTGTTCCTCGTCAGGTGCAACCTCTATAAATATACCAAAGTCATAAATATACAAGTCAGATATCTCTCCTAAGATACTTACATTGTATTTTCCAATTTGGTTTACAAACTCATCTTTAAAATCAGCATACTCTAAAATATCAGATATTCTATAAGTTAATGCCTGAGCAAATGCTCTGTACATATACAAACTTCCTTCAAGTATGTGTCTTGTAGCTGTGTTTGAATTTAATGCTGCTAACTTCTGAACACCAACCAAAGCATTAGGGTCAGGAGAACTTCCGTCTCTTGCTTCATTTAAGCCTGTTACAGAGCGAATCATTCCTAAGTAGTGATTATAGTTACCTATAAGCATCTGTGTCTTAGACGCTCCTGAACTGCTTGTAAGCTGTGTTATAGGAACTTTACCTTGATTGTAATCACCATCTTGCGTGTAGCTCCTACCGACAACACTACCTGTTTGGAAGTATAATCGTAAAGCATCTTCAGGATTATAAGCATTACCCGTACCCAAGTCTACTTCATTTAATCCATCGGCATCAATAAACACACCGTCAGGTACAACCTTAGATATAACCTGCTGAAGTTTTAAATGAGTAATCTGAATAAGGTCAGCGAATGGTATCATTCTTCTAACTAAAGACTCAATAACACCCTTGTACATACGAGGTGCTACCGCTACATAATTTGGTATAGCGTGCTGAGACGCTGACTTAGGTCTAACCATATTCTCAGCCATCTCCCACTTTAACAAGATGTTTGTACCCATAACCATTATACCCTCATACCATACATCTATTGTCTTAGATACTTTCTCAAAGTTTCCTTCCTCAAGCATCTCAACAGGTGGATTAAATGTATCATCCTTTTGAACCATTTTTATCGCACCTGAATCATTTATTTTTTTCTTATAAGTAAACGTATTTGTTGTCTTGTAATTAAAATACATTAAAGTACAAGTGTCTCTATAAAATATATCATTATCATAATACTGTGCTGTATTGTAATAATCCATCCAACCCTGTGAGCTTTTAGAAATTGTTTCTAAATCCTCTTTAGAAAGTGTTGGGTCAATTTTCATTAAATCCGTAATAGGAACTGTCTTAACCTCTCCCCAATAAAAACAATCCTTAAAGTGTGGGTCTTCAGTATAACTGTACACCACATTTGCAGGGTCTACATAACTAATTTGAACACCTGAACCGGGTAAAAATTCGTGCTTACCTACAGATATACCTATAACCGTTTGGTCATAGTCAAATCTTTTTCTAGTGTCTACATACTTATTGTCTTCAAAAATAGTATTAACAGCTTGCTCTTCAGCAATCTCAATTGCAGGCTTGTAGTTCAATTGCATATATAACGCCAACTCCTCATCTGAGTTTGGTAACTCATCAGGCGAAGTAACAAAAGGATTTGCTCCTGTTTTTTTTTGAATTGTCTGCAGTATAGGTTTAGCAATCATCTGTCCCTGAATAAGGTCTTGATACTTGCTTCGTTTTTGCTGAGACATTGCGTCCTGTGCAAAAGCCTTAACCTTAAATAGTCTATCAGACATCCCATTAACTACGATATCTACGAACTTAGGAAGTACAGGAACGGGTGTCCAATCTAGATTAAGATAACTTAAGTCACCATCTATCGCTAATTCGTTTTTATATTTACCAACAGGTTGTTCTCCTCTAGCATAAAGTCTAAGTCTATGGAAAGTTCTCCATTGGTCGTAGAATCTACATTGAGTTCCGTCTTTCTTAAACCATTCGTACTGAATAGCCTGACCGACTTGTAAGCCAAACTCATCTTTCTTCTTTTCAGAATCAGATACAAATTGACTTGGAAAACCTGTCGATGTTATGTTTACATTAACATCTCTCATTGAATATATTCGCTTATTGTTCCCTTGTTATTATATCTCGCAAAGTTAACAATTATTTTCGACTCTTTTTTAGTAGGTTGATATAGGTGTTTTTGACAGGCCATTATTGCCAATCCTGAAGATATACTAGCATCATACTTAGTTCTGTTACTAATATCAAACTTAGACCAATCATCTAAAGTTCTAATAAAAGGCATAGACCCAATATCATCTTCACTTCTGTCAACAACCTCAGAACCAAAGCCTATATACTTTTCAATGTAAGACTCAATTGCAGATGCGTGTGCCTGCTTTATATCTTCACTTGAGTTGGGTATTCCTCCTAATTCTTTTTCTGTCTTAGAAAGTTTATTAAATACCTTATCAGGTCTATTCATACTATACCCCCTATAACCTCTATTCTTAAAGTGATACAACAGCCTTGGTTTATTGTTCTCACAAAGTATAGGCATACCGTAAAAAACACAAGCCATTAAAACATCCTCAAAGAATATCTCAGCCGTTTGTGGTCTTGCTATATACTCTAAAAAAAATTCATTGGTAGGTGCGTCTTCCATACTAAACTTAGTGAGTCCGTGTAGTGCTCCATTAGAACCTCCTCCTCCAACTACTCCTGAGATATCATAACTGTCACATCCAAAAGCACCCATATGCTCGTTGCCGGGCCACTTCTTTCCGTTTCTAGTTTCTACCCTATTTTGCAAAGTTCCACTAGGAGTCCAACTAACAAGAAATCTTCCATTCTTATTAGGATTCCAAACAACCTTAGTATCTTTTACTCCATCCTTCCAAGCAAATGAACCACGAGTAACGTGATGCTCTGTTATTAAAGTGTCGTTATAATCAATTTGTTGGTATATCTTTGTTAGGTTAAACAATGACTGCTTACTTTCATCTCTAAAGGCGTGAGCCTCTGTTCTAGGAAACTGTCTATAAAACTCATTTAATGCATCAGCATCGTCTTTTAAAGAGTCAACTTCTGCCTGCCAATAGTCAATTGCTCCTTGAGTAACCATTTCATTGTCAATTCCTAATACAGGTTTGTCAGGATTATGTAAGACAGGAAACCCAAACCTATCAATGAATCCCTCCATGTTCCATTCCATTGGGATGAAAAGTGAATACATACCACTTTTGGTTTGACCATTAGCGTTTCTTGTTCTCACATCAGAGTCTTCATATAACTTCTTAAAGTTACCACCACCCTTGCTTAATGCATTTGAGGTTGAACCCATCATACACTTACCTATAATCTTGCTACCCAAACGTAAACAGGTTTTTGTAACTCGCCAATTGTTTAATATATTGTTAGGCTTAACCCACTTTCCACTCTCATCGTGTACTAATAACAATAGTTTTTCACCATCATAAGAGTTGTCATCCGTATTCTTCCAATCGATTGTCGTATCAAGACCTTCCATATCATCATTAAGAACGGTAAACATATTTTTCTTTGTAATCTTTGATGCAGGTACTCTAAACGCCAATTCAGTCTTTGGCTTATCCATACCATCCATTATAGGCTTAAAGAAAAAAGGAAGCCTACTATTTATAGGGACAACCTTATCTGTAAACATTTTCTTAGAGTCACTACCTGTCTTAGATAGTATACCAACCCTTGCATCTCTTGCTAAAGTACCTACATTTATACACTCAGAAGAACCCATAAAAGAAAAACCTGAACGCCTTATCTTTAGATAGTCCATTCCAAAACATCTTTTGTCAGCCCTACAAGCCTCCCAATAAATCCAAAAAATTCTGTTTGCTTCTCTAAAGTCAGGGTATCCTATATCAATTGATGTCCATTGAAGATACATATAATGAGACCCTGTAATATAAGAGGGTGTGCCATTGTTCTTAAAAAACATCCCACTCTCCCTATAATCAAACTCTTGCTCAATGTAATCAACGTGCCTGTCTTTAAAGTCTGATGGTAACTCATTCCATTGGAATATAGATTTAATCTTAGATAACTCTTTAGGTAGCTCCTGCCTTTCCCAATACTGCTCCTCTTTTTTCTTAGACCTTGACCAACAAGACTTTGGAGTAGCAGGAAGTCCAATTAATAGACCACGTATACTTACTACGTCTCCAAGAGTACCATTCTTTGATATGACAATAAAGTTATATTTTGGATTATATCCATACTCCCACGACTTACCTTTGTTTTTATTGGTAAGCACAGACTTCGGAATAAAGTCTTTTATTACGATATATAAGTTATCCCCTTGACCTTCGTTCTGCAAATCCTTGTTTGGTATCAGTTTTACTCGCCCCTTTTTCAGAAACTTCTATTTCTTTTTGTTCTTCTTCTATTCTTTTTAGAATTTCAAACGCATCAAATATTGCCAACTTTTTAGTAGCGGCTGCATTTTTTAATCTATCCGCAGACAAAGCGTCTTCAGGGTCGTGTTTAATAATCTTCTCTTCAGCTACCTTTATTAATTGCTCCACCGCCTTGTGACCTGCTTTTATTATCTTTAGCTTTGTTTCTTTTGATGTCATTTTTTATTCTTTTAGACTTTCTTAGCTTAGGATTAAGGAATGCCTCGTTTAAAGGCTCATCCTTGCACTCGTCATATAATATATCTTTCCAATCTCTTCTCATAGCACCATTGTTATTTGATGGTCATACATACGGTATAATTTTTCACCATCAACCTCAAACTCATATTCGCTGTCAGGTTGAAAACAGACCTTATCACCCTTGCTAACACCCTTACTAATCAAGTATTTATTTGGAAACTTAACCAAGCCAACTAAGGGTTCTTCTTTAGTATTCTTGTAAAGATAGGAATCTTCTTTTTTTATAGGCTTAACAAAGCAATACCTGTCGTAGGTATGCCATTCTTTTCCATCGTGATATAGGAAAAATTGGTCAGGTTCAATAAAAAACAAGTTGTCCTTAAAAAAACTTCTTCCGCTTTTTCTAGCACCTTTAATGTCGTTATAAAATTTGAATACGTTGTGGTGTACAAGAAGCTTGTAACCTTTCTTTATAGGGCCTTCATACCCTAATGGGACTTCCATAACTATAGCCTCTCGGTTAGAGAACTTATGGTCTTCTTCGGATGTGCTTGTTATAAACTCAATCCCACCAATATCTTTGGTGTTATTGTAACGCCTCCCTTTTAAAGGAGTCGCTATAAAAAAGAACGGTGATTTCATATTTTAATTTGATTCTAAAAATTCACATTAAACTCTATAGATACAGGCATATTAATAAACCTTTTCCATAAAATAACTTCGTGTTTATCTTTTGATTTAATCCAAATATCAAAAGAATCCGATGATTCGTTATATTTTATAAGATGAATAACTGATGTGTTCCCTAAAACTTCTTGACCTGCTATATAATGCATTGCTCCTGACTTGTAATCAGGGCCAACAGCTATTTTTCTTATATCCATTTATTATGATATTTGTTGGATTACCCTCCAATTTGAACCATCAGACCAAACTAAAATACCTGTGTATTGTTTGTTTAAAGCTATAGAAGATACTCCATTTATAGTTTGTCCAAATACAGGAGTTAATATAACTTGTAAAGTGTTGTTTGTAAAAGTCCCATCAGTAATTACCCTAATGCTTCTGTAAGCATCTGTTGTTGCAGATGGCAATGTAAGAGTATAGTTACCATTACCTCCTGACCAAGTGCACGAATACATATTTACTGTAGCCCCTGATGCAGCTTTTGTAGGGATAGACGAACTACCTGCTGCTGATGCATTTACAACTGTTGGTGCTCCTGTGTTATATGAATTTAGATAAGGAATATTTAGTTGTGCCCCTATAATACTTGCTTCTCCTGCTCCTCCTGTTGTAACGGTAATAGCTCTTTGGTACTCAGGAATATTCAAGGCTGAACCTACAAGGGTTGCAGGGCCTGAAGTTCCATTAACAGTTAAACTTATAGACTCGTAAGGAATATTTAAATTAGCTCCTATTAAACTAGCCGCACCCGAACCACCTGTTGTTACTGTAATAGCTCTCTGATAAGCAGGAACATTTAGTATATTTCCTGTTAGTGTGGCTAAACCACTAGTATTATTAGTTGTTAAGCTAATAGTTTCAAGAGGAATATTTAAATTAGCTCCTACTAAACTAGCCGCACCTGAGCCACTTGTTGTTACTGTAATAGCTCTCTGATAAGCAGGAACATTTAGTACATCTCCTGTTAGTGTTGCTAAACCGGAGTTACCTAATGTCGTTAGAGATATAGACTCGTAAGGAATATTTAAATTAGCCCCTATTAAACTAGCCGCACCTGAGCCACTTGTTGTTACTGTAATAGCTCTTTGGTACTCAGGA